CCCCCCAGGGCCGTCTGAAGTTTCCCCGCCAGACGTCGGCTTCGTCCACCTACTGGGTGGGTGAAAACGCTCCGATCACGGACAGCAACATCGGTACTGGTGAGGTGACTCTCCAGGCCAAGAAGCTGGCCGTCATGATCAAGGCTCCCAACGAGCTGATCCGCTTCGCCAGCCCGGCGGCGGAAGCCCTGATGCGGGACGACATGACGAAGAGCCTCGCCCTCGGTCTGGACCTCGCTGGTCTGGAAGGGCTGGGGGGTGATACCCGACCGTTGGGTATCATCAACATGCAGAACATCAACCGCATCACTTCCAGCCGGACCACGGCGGACGGTGACTACATCGTCGGCAATGACATCTACCGCTTCATCGCCGCGGTGGAGGAGTCCAATGCGGAGTTTGAGACTTTCGTAATGCGTCCCAAGACGCTTTACAAGTATTACCAGCTCCGGTTCGACGCGGTCGCTCAAGGTGACGCCGCCGGTGGTTTCCTCTTCAACCTGATCCGGGAGGCCGGTGACGGGGCGAAGGCTACCCTCGCCGGCTACCCTGTGGTGAAGAGCACCCAGGTCAGCCAGTCCCGAACGAAGGGGACCGCGACCAACTTGACCTACATTCTTGGTGGTATGTTCTCCGATTTGCTCATCGGCATGTTCGGGGCCATCGAGTTTGCCGCGACGACGCTCGGTGACACGGCTTTCACGAACGATCAAACCTGGGTCCGGGGCATCCTGTCCGCCGACATCCAGGCACGGCACGAGGCGTCCTTCGTTCTTATGGATTCCTTGTCTACGACCTTGGTGTAATTGGTAACGAATCAGATTTAGATTGGAGGATATTCGATGTCGGCGAATTTGATTGTGGACATTGGGGCAACCGCTGACTATCGGCCGAGTGTTGCGACGCTCGTCGAAGTCAGTCCTGCGTCTGGTACGGTTGTGGGTCAGATCGTTGACCTGCTCTTCGCAAACACTTACTGTAACGTATACGTCGCGGGTGGGGCAGCGTCCGGCCCCATCGACGTCCGGATTCAGACCTCCGACGGTTTGACTTCCGGTTCGTTCACCGACCCGACCTCCGGCCTTCCGGCGGGGACCCTTCCGGCGTTCCTCGCCTCCGGTGGTATCTTCTGGGCGAACAGCGGCCTTCAGGTGTCCGGTGCCTATTCGGTGACGGCTCCGGTGAATAACTCCCCAGCGTTCTGCTCGGGTGGGATCGCGTTCGCCGCGTTCCAGCGTCCCCAACGGTACGCCCGTCTGCTGGTGATGTCGGGTGCGTTCGTGGGCCACGTCAACGCCGGGTTCGTGAGTCAGAAGAAGACCACGAGCAGTGGCGGTGGATTTTCACTAAGCCCTTCTTCCGGAGTGGTGAATGTGTAACGTTTACTAATCCAGATATTGGACTAGTAAATCGTTCTCCGTTGCGATATACTCCTTGGGTAGGTAACTTCTACCCAAGGAGTATATCGATGGCTAGAAAACGAAACGCCAATGTTTACGAGGGTGCTGTGTTTGGCTCCCTAACTGTAGTCGAAAGGCTTCCCAAAGATTCGGCGGGTTATTACCGAGTCCGAGCCAGATGTGTTTGCGGAACGGAAACTACTCCGGTCATCGCAAGTCTGGTGAATGGGAGTAGTCGTTCTTGTGGATGTTCTGTAAAAGCTGCTTTGGGGATAGGGTATGGCAAGATCATTCCAGGTGCAAAGTTTGGAAGGTTGTTAGTTGTTGAAAGATTGCGTCGTGGTAATCGATACACAGGGAAGGTTCAATGCCTTTGCGATTGCAACATGGAGGTTGTCTGTGGGATTGATGCTTTGCTCTCTGGAAATACAAGATCTTGTGGGTGCCTTGCAAGTGAGGTAACTTCCAAGAGGAATCGCGACACTGCCAAATGGAAACGGTTCTCTGCCAAGTATCCGAAGACGTACTCGACTTGGAATGGTATGATCAGCAGATGCTACAACCAGAACCAGAAAGCGTACCCTAGGTACGGAGGATTTGGAGTAGTAGTCTGTGAATTTCTTCGCAAGAGTCCGTGGAATCTGAAAAAGATGATCGGACTCCGAAATAGTACGAAGCCTTCCATTGACCGATACCCCATCCATGATGGAAACTACACTTGCGGTACGTGTAAGGAATGCAAGAGAAATGGATGGGATTTGAATGTTCGATGGGCAACAAGGAGGGAGCAGTCACTCAATCGCGGAGAATTTAACATCTACCTTACCGCGTTTGGAAGGACTTTGACTCGCAGTGAGTGGGCGGAATTGTCCGGGATTGGGACGGAATGCGTCCGGAAGAGACTGGATAGAGGGTGGTCTTTGGAAAAGTCTTTGACTACTCCTGACAAGTTTGGGAACTGTTTTCGTCCAAGGGCATAAACTCCCTGTATGGGGGTTGGGAGGTCGGGGGTTTACTCCTTTACCCCGACCTCCCTCTTTCAGAGAGTGAGATAGTAGTATGTTGCTCACGGATCTCACCGAGCTGAAAGCGATCTTGGAGATCGATCCGAACAACACGACGGAAGACGTCAAGCTCAACTTCTTGATTACCTGGGCTTCCGCGTGGATCGAGGAGATCCTGAACCGTCCAGGATTTTCCTACTCGGTACGGACGGAATACTACAACGGGACTGGGACGCAGAGGATTACCCTCCGTGGCCGACCGGTTTTCCAAAGCCCTACCCCCCAAGTGTGGGTGGACGATCACGGGTACTACGGGGCGAGGAGTGGGGCTTTCGACGGGGACAACGAGGAGCTAACTTACGGGAATGACTTCACCATCGCGTGGGACCAGCCGGACGGTACGAGCCGTAGTGCCATCTTGGTGAGGATCGGGAACTACTGGGATAAACCCACGGTTCGATCCGCCGGGTTGCTTTCCCCTTACATCGGCCCGGCGTTCGGGAACGTGAAGGTTACTTACGCGGCGGGGTACACGGTGGACACACTCCCCGTTGTGTTTCGCATGGCAACGAATCTGCTGGTGGCGAGGATGCGGTATCTCCTACCCATCGGGATGGAAATTGGGTCGGAGAGCTACGAAGAGCGGAGTATTAGTGTTATCTCCGACAGTAAGCAATACCTGACGGGTCTGATCCGCCCGATGATTCTACCTTACCGCAATTGGTCTTTCTGAGAGTAGTAAAGTGGTTACTGCAATCCGAGCACCGGGACGTTATCAATGGGGTCACGAGCCGTCCCTGGCGTTCGGTCGCGGGAGTGACGCGAGGTTGTCTGGAATCTCCCGGAAGGAGAACCCGTATCACCCGGGGACCTACCAATACGATATGTGGCGGTGCGGTTGGAATCACGTGAATCAATACTGGGGTTGCGCTGTCGTGGGACGGTGGAAGATCCCGAACCTCCCGGAAGTGGAGAGGTGACATGCCACTAAACCCGTCCAATACGAGGGTTTTCCATCGCACGCTGTACGCCCAGATGCTTCAGACCATTGTCCTTCTGAAGCGGGGGGACGATCAGCAACAGGGGACCGTAACGGCCTTAGTTCTGTACGACTGTAGACCCAAGAAGGTGTATAAGACCGGTGAGCCACTCCTCGGGGACATGAGTGCGAATCACAGACTGACGTGGCAGATCCCCCGGGTGGAGTTAGAGCGGGTCAGTGTCAACTACATCAACGCGGCGGACCGGATTCAACAGACGGTGCGGGGTGAGATCAGACTGTGGCAGCCGGAGTCCACGACCGACCTGACGATTCAACTCTACGAGAACTATCTTAATATCGACTGTCTACGCTGTGACTCTCCATAGTAGGTAATTCAATGGCCCGGGACATTCAGGTAAACGGGGAAACGCTGGTGAACGTGAGGTTCGGTGCCCACGTTCCGGTGTCCGTTTCCAACATCCCGGGGAGCAGTACGAACCTGAGTCAACTGGGGCTGTCGTCCGATCCCATCAAGATCACGTATGAGTTTTACCACCAGGACTTGCGGGCGGACGACTTCGGACCTAACTGCCCCCCCGACGTCCAATCCATGATGGCGACGGTCAAGATTGGGATGCGGTTAGTCCACTATGATAAGACGATCCTGGACTACTGCACTGCGGCTGCGATGGGGGGGATCAGACTGATTGGGGGAGCCCCACAACTACCGGGGGTGATGGAGCCGGCGGGGAAGATGCTGGGAGCGAATCGCACCTACCTCGCGAGCGGGTATCACTTCATCGGCCTCAACCTCGTTTCGGCGATCACAAGTGGGTATCACTTCCCCGCCGCATACCTGGAGACTCCCCCCTACGTAGTCCCCCTCGGAACCGAGCGGAGTATCGTTGACCTCAACTGGCGGGCGATCCCGTACCAGAGGCCGAACCTCAGTGGTGATGTGATATCGTCCGGTGTGATTCTTTGGAATTACACGTTAGACACATAACGGAGCAGAGTAATGGCACGTGACATCTTCGTAAACGGCGAAACACTGGTTCAGGTCAAAGGTCCGTCCGGGTCCGGGATCGCCACACTGTCCGAATTGGGACTTTCCGTAGACCCCATCCGGATCAGTCCTGAATTCAACCGGTTGGATGTCATGGCGGACGCCTGGGGGAAGGCCCCCTTTGAAGAGCAATGGATGCTCGCCACGGTCCGCGTGCAGATGACCTTGGTTCATTTCGACCGTGCCGTACTGTCTACCTGCGTCGGGTTGGGGATGGCGAACGCGACCGCGAACGGGAACACGACGGAAGGGGTGATGGCCCGTGCCGGTGCCCGGATGGGGAACAACGTTGCGAGGTTCGCCGCTGGGAATTGTTTCATCGGATTGAACCTGACTTCCCCAATCGCGGCGATTCCGTGGAGGTTTTTCTACTCGTTCCTCGATACCCCTCCGTACATCTTCCCGTTGGGGACGGAGCGGAGTCTCGTTACCCTCAATTGGCGAGTGATCCCGTACACTCAAGATCCGTACAACGGGGGTAGTGGTGCTGCTGGGTATGTCCTTTGGGATCACACGGCCGACACGTAAACTCTTCTTCCAGACCAGACAGGAAACCTCATGTTTCGCTACCTGCTAAGTTGGTTGTCCCGGTTGTTCGGTGTTAACTCGTTGGACACCTACAGACCGGCGGACCGGCTGATTTACCACTACTGGGATGGTCAAAGGTGGATCGGTGCGGACCCCATTCAGTTGTACAAGAGGATGATGGCCCGCGGACCGGAGCTTGCGGTTGACATC